AGTCTGTCTTACCACGAGCAGTACCACCAGAGCTATATGAATCTACGTTGGTGTTTGAAACAGTGAAGTGAGTGGCGTTGGCACTCAGAATGTTATTATAAGTTCCGTTATACGAACTTGGTGTAACACCAGTAACAAATACGTCCCATCCAGCAGAGAAGTTATTGTTCGCAACAAAAGTAACAACAGAACCATTACCAGAAGCATTAGTAACCGTGGCTAGAATACCCTGGTTCAAATATAGCATGTTATCTGTGATAGATAGGTTATTGCCAGAGATGCTGATAGTTGTACCAGTAACACTCAGGTTTCCACCAATGGTTACATTTCCGCCTACATTTAGAGTCGCTAGATTAGCGCCAACTTCGAATGCAACAGATCCGTTTGAGGAGTATACTTTTTGGTCAGTAAGATTGACCGCAAATTCACCGGCATCGATATACGAAGTGTTACCAGAATTTGTGGTGTTTGGAGTACGACCAGAAATAGTCGTACGTTTAAACTGAATCTTATTGTTTGCCATATGGCTCCCCAAGGTAGATATATATCTGTGAGTACACTATTTAGTGTACATTATTCTTGTTTTTATTTATAATGGAACTATGATGAAGATTGCTTTTATTGATACACTCGGCCTGACCTATGACGGATCCACACTCTCGAAGAGAGGCCTTGGAGGATCAGAATCGGCCGTTATCCGCATGGCCGAAGAACTTGCCAAAATAGGATTTGATGTTACAGTCTTTAATGACTGTACGTCCGATGATTCGAATCCCGGAAGGTACGATGGTGTAAACTACTGTCCTTTGAATGAAGTACATTCTGGCAGCGGATTTGATGTTTGTATCGTATCACGTTCAGTTAAACCGATTGTAGAAGATTGGCATGTAATTCAAAAATCGCAGCACATCTGCCTGTGGATGCATGATACGTTCTGCGAAGGTGACGATCAGATCGAGTATCTCATCAACATCGGCAAACTTCAAGAGATCTTTACGCTATCTGACTGGCATACAGGTTATATCACTCATTGTGACCATGGCTTCCGCCGTAACTATGATGTACTGAAGAACCATATCTTCATGACTCGTAACGGCATCGGTAACATGAATCCTGGTTGGATAGATGTTCGTGACAAGGATCCGAATCTATTCGTATTCAACGCCTCTGTGACCAAGGGAATGATTCCTCTCGTCAAACAGATCTGGCCAGAGGTAAAGCGTCGTATTCCAGATGCAAAGCTCAAGATTATCGGTGGTTACTATAAGTTCCGTGAAGCATCAGGTCCTGATCAGCAGCAAAAGGACTGGACCGATCTCATGATACAATACGGCGGTGATATTGAATTCACTGGCGTAATTACTCAGCAGGAGATCTCGGATATCCTACGCAAAGCATCCTACATGATTTACCCTGTAGGTTTCCCTGAGACGTTCGGTATCTCGACTCTCGAGGCGTTAGCTCATAACGTACCTCTGATTACATGTCAGTTCGGTGCACTTGAAGAGACTGCTATCGATCTGGCATCATGGAAGATCAAGTATCCAGTCGAAAAGAACTGGGCGATGCATTGGCTCAACGAGGAATCACAGGTCAATCTGTTTGTCGACAAAGTTGTAGAGGCATACAACACTCCTTACCTGCATCAGCAGAAGATGTATGCCTGTAACCAGGTCAAGGATATTTGTACATGGGACACCGTCGCTCTACAGTGGAAACAACATCTATATCACAAACTCGGTGAGTACCTGCCAGTTGACGAGTATCGCAAGGTTACGAAGATTAACAATAAGGTTCGTAAGGTATTCAACCGACGCTTCCTGAATAAAGAAGAACTGGTCGAGGAAACACATACTCAGAAACATATGTGTGTGATTACTCCGGTTTATAACGCCGAGAAGTACATTGCAAAATGTATTCAGTCTGTAGCTCAACAGAATTATAATGACTATGCAATGTATATCATCGATGATTGTTCTACAGATAATACTGCAGAGGTTGTACAAAATACAATTGATAATCTACCCGAGTCGGTTCGTTATAACTTCCATTTGATTTATAATGCTGAGAACAACGGAGCAGTGTTCAATCAACTTACAACAATCGAAGACAATGCATGGCGCGATGATATTGTCATGCTTCTTGACGGTGATGATTGGTTGGTGAATAATCCGAACCTCTTCCACATGTATAACAACCTGTACCATGAAGGTGCTCAGTTTACTTACGGATCGTGTTGGTCTGTAGTTGATAACATTCCTTTAATTGCGCAGGAATATCCACCAGAGGTCAAGGCGAATAAAACATACCGCGATTACAAGTTTAATTGGAACATGCCGTATACTCACCTGCGGACGTTTAAGGCAAAACTAATGGCCGACTTCCTTGATAAGAATGGCTATGCGCCTTTCCAAGATGCAAATGGCAAATGTTTGAGAGCCGGCGGAGATACTGCAGTATTCTATGCTATGATTGAAGCTGCAGATCCGGACAAGGTTGTCTGTGTTCAGGAAGTGGTGTATCACTACAACGATGCCAATCCGATTAATGACTACAAAGTAAATGCAGAAGAACAGAACAAGACTGCTGCAAAAGTATTGAACACTTCACCATTCTTTTCAGGACAGGTAGATCTCAGACCGTTATGAAAAAAATCTTAATTGCTATTCCGACCGCTCGTTATATCGAAGCAGAGACCTTTAAATCAATCTATGATCTTGAAGTTCCTGAAGGATATGACGTTACCTTCCAATACTTCTATGGTTATCGTGTGGATCAGGTTCGTAACCTGATTGCAGACTGGGTTGTACGCGGGTTTGACTATCTGTTCTCAGTCGATCACGACATTACATTTCCGTCAGATACATTAAAGAAGCTTCTTGCTCACGATCAAGATCTAGTTTCTGGTGTGTATCGCCAGAGACTCGAGCCACAGATGCTTGAGATCTATGAACCATTCGGCAACCGTATGTCGACAGAAGATCTCTATGCAAAGAACTGGAAGCTCATCAGTATCGGTGGTTGTGGTTTTGGCTGTGTGCTTGTCAAGAAAGAAGTATTTGTAGGCGTAGGTTATCCACAGTTCGAGTATTATCCTGCTCTCGATCACGGCAACACAATCAGCGAAGATACTGATTTCTGTAAGAAGGCAATTGCTAAAGGGTTCAAACTCTGGTGTGACCCGTCAGTACGCTGTGGCCATATCGGATCTACAACCATGCACGTGGAATTGCCAAAGGTAAATCCAGTCGAGGCAAGACTTCGCGATCTGGCGTCAAGAGACGATCAGCCAAGAGATCACGTGCAGTATCTGCAGAACATGGGCATCGAACCTAAGGTCATCTATGACATCGGTGCATGCGTAATGCATTGGACAAAGGAAGCCAAGAAGATCTGGCCAGAAGCTAAGATTGTTATGCTAGATGCAATGAACCATGCCGAGTTCCTGTACAAGGAATCAGGTCTTGACTACTATTGTGATGGTCCTGTAGGAGATTTTACTCGATGGGTAAAGTTCTATGAGAATCCAACCGATCCTGCCGGCAACTCAGTGTTCAAGGAAGATACTCAGTACTTCACAGAGGAACATGCGGTAGATAAGAAGATGAGGTCGCTCGATGATATTGCATCAGAAAAGGGATGGGCCAAACCTGACCTTATCAAGATCGATGCGCAGGGAGCTGAGTTATTGATTTTAGTCGGTGCACAAGAAACCCTCTCGGAATGTAATGACATTATCATCGAGATGCAGCACCAGGAATATAATCTAGGCGCACCACAAAAGGATGTGGTGACGGAATATTTGATTGATATTGGGTTTGAGTTAGTTGACCAGATCCATATTGGTCAGGTTGACGGCGACTACCACTTTAGGCGTCGGAAGGCTTAGTCTTCTTCTTTAACTTCTCAATTTCTAGAAGAGCCTGTTGATGCTCTACTTGAAGGCTGGCGTAACTCTTCTCGAGCAACGCCAGCCTTGTTTCTTGTAGAACATTTTTACTTACGGATTCATGAAGATTCGCAGTCAGTCGATTAATATACTCATTAACAAAATCAGCTTCCATTATTAGAACGTGCCTCCGTCAAGTGTTCCGTAAACTACTGTAGTACCATTTGATTGTAGAACATAACCATCTGTGCCAACGGCCAGGTTGGTCATGAAGCCGGTCGAGTTACCAACAAGAATACCACCGCTTGTCAGAGTTGATAGCTTAATGGTATTTGCAGAGAGCGCAACATTGATAATTGAGTTGGCAGTGATGTTAAGTGCGCTGCTATTCGAAACAAGAGCACCTGAGTTCAGGTATGCTTCAAGAATAGCTGTGCCGTAACCTACTGCAGCAGTATTAACGGTTGTAGTTGGTTCAACCTCAAGACCGGTAAAGAGCTTGAAGACTCCATCGGTTGCGTCACGAACAAGACCTGTATAGCGTGTGCCGCCGTTTGTGAACATACCATAGAAACCAACGTCGACGGTATCAGTACCGTTTCCGTTAGCAACCTTAATCATCGGATCTTCGATTGTCAGGTTGTTTGTATCAATCGTGGTAAGTGTACCTGAAACGGTCAGGTTACCAGAAAGAATAAGATCTGAGATCGACAGTGCATTATTAACATGCACACCAGTCGAGTTGACTGTCAGCGTAGAACCGGTTGGAACACTGATAGAATCAGTACCAACGCTGATGCTGTTTGAACCGACAACGTTGAGAGTAACAGAACCAGTTGTACCACCGCCGGTCATACCGTCGCCGGCAACGACCTCAGTGATGTCAGCTGTTGTATTTGACCAGTAGGCAGTTGTACCGTTCGAGTGAAGTACCTGACCAGCGGTACCAATACCGCCGTTGGCTTCGAGTCCTGCTCCTGTAGAGATTGCAACTCTTGTAGAGTTGGCAGTGAAACCTGTCACATTCAACGATGCTGTATTAACATTTGGAGCGTAAAGAAGGTTTGTAACCTTATCAAATGTCAGGTTAGCAGAGCCAGCAAGCGAGCTGCTGTCATTGAACTGAATACTAGTATTTCCACCGGCCACACCTGGTAGAGGTGTTTCCCAGTAGATGGATGATCCATTAGAAGTTAAACGTTGGCCTGACGTACCGATACTGCCGTTTGCATAAACAACGGTCGGAACAAGATTTGCTACGATAACTTTATCAATACCGCTTGTGCCGTTGGCAACAAGCGCTTGGTTTGCAGTGAGCACACCGGGATTGAACTTACCAGCAATGGTGAAAGATGCACCATTCGAACCGATGAACAGATGATCACCGTTTGCTGTAAAGGCCAATTCACCATTAGCTAATGACGGAGCGGTGGCTGTATTTAAAGATCTTTTGATCTGGATTAAATTAGCCATTAGTCTTCCTTATTAAAACGTTCCCCCGTCAAGGTTGCCGAGGTCCCCAATTTCGAGTGGTCTTACTTCATATTTATCAGTTATAGAATTATAGACCAAAGTCGCTCCGGTTACAACATTCACTTCATCAACATCACCAAAGTCTTCAATGCTGCGAATTTCATTAATTTGATTCTTCAGTGTGACAGGTTTAGCTGAAGACAAAGAATCACCAGTAGTATTAACTCTGGCAACCATCTGGGAATTTTGTACAATTCTAGCTTTAAGGGCCATGATTACCTCGTAACTTGAGGAGTAACAGTCACAATACCTTCAACCAAACGAGAGACTGTATTACCTGAACTGGTTAGTTCACAGTCATAAACATATCTGCCAGCAGTAACGTTGGCAGAAGTTGCAGCGTTCATCGATAAAGTGACCGTACCACCAGAAGCATTAATGGCTACATTGAAAGCGGTTGATGTAGAGGACGTATAGTGCTTGCGCATTTGAGCAGCACCGGAATAACCAGTTAGATCTACTACATCTCCATTTTCATCAAGCACGTCGATTTCTGTGCTGAAATCAGTTCCTTGATCAATT